TTCCCAAATTACGCAGTGCCTTGACTACTTGCTTGAGTGTATAACCATCGAATGTACTTGCGTCATTTACGGCAGTACCTGAGTTTGCAGTGAACGCTGCTGCTGCCACTCCGGTAGTTTCTTGGTAAAGTTTTATGACTGCATTATTCTCTGTCCTGAAATGCGGTGCAGCATTACCGGCAGTTATGTCTGCGGAATACATACTAAACTGATCTGAAACCGCGCCAGTAGGGGCAGTGCCATTCTTCATGGAAATCCCATTTGTCATAGAACTATATGTGTTTGTTCCAAATAACAAAACACCATCAGACGTAAATGTAAAAACTGGTGTTGCGCTTGTCAGTTTCATGCTTATGCTTGATAAACCACTTCCACCTTGGTTGGCGTTAATGTTAAGGTTCACACCACTTGTCTCAATGGACTTGTCAGAAGGTACCATTAAAGCCACTCCGGCAGCATTACCGGCTGCATAGATGGCATTGTTTGTCTGAATGTTATAATCTCCTTGGTCTGATGTAGTGCCTACAAGCAATTCACCTGCTGCGCTGATAGTAGCCCTCACTGCATTATTAGTGATGAACTGCGTAGGGTAGTTATTGGCATTCCCGAAAACTGCTGCGTATGCTGAAGTTCCGGTGAACAGTCCCCCTCCGGCAGATGACTCAATGCCCACCGCCATTGCAGCCGTTGAGTTATAGGCTTGGAATCCCGTGGCAGATGTGCCGGTGCGTCCGATATTCACGGCATATTCCGTGGTGGTGATGACATCAAGCTTCCCCGCTATGCGCTCGTTACCGTTGACTTGGAGTTTGTAGTCTCCGGCGTCGGTCTCCGTGTTCAATAAAGTTTCGCCGGAACTTGTCAGGAATAACCCCGTAGCACCACCTGAACCGTAGGCGAATTTGTGTGAAAGCGCAAAATAGGCTTGATTGCGGTAAGCTGAATAATCTCTACTATAAGTTGTTAAATAACCAGTAGAATCTGATGACCTAAACGAAAACTCCATTCCTGCCCCACTTGTCGGACTTACAAATGATGTGCTTGATATTCTTAAAGTTCCAAGTATATCCGCTTTTGCAGTGGGGCTCGCAGTCCCTATCCCCACATTCCCCCCCAATAAATTTATTGTTCCAGCGCTTCCCCCTAATTGGTTGGCTCTTACCTGGAACCCTTCAAAGTTGTCGATGTTTAACCCGTTCCCAGTTACTCCGGATGCACCATTGCCCCGGTACATCCTTGAAATGACCGTGGAAGAAGTACCGAAATCAATGTAGTGTTGAGCCGTTCCGGATGCACCGTTAGAATTCTGAACAATTAAGCCGCTATTTGTGGCGGCATTGCCCAGGAATCTTCCGTTGCCGTTTACATCAATTTTGTATCCGGCATCAGTCGTTGTATTTATTCCAATATTGCCCGTGCTGTTAAATGCCCTGATTCGTGATGTGCCGCCTGTTTGTATATCCACCAATCCAAAGGGACTGTTAAGACTTAATGCGTCCGCGTATGGAGACAAGTTTCTGCCCCATGTAATGATATTTTGATTTGCTGCCGCGAATCGATAATATGTATATGCTCCAATCCCTTTGGAAATATCAAAATCAACAAACTGATTGACGTTTGACCCGGCATCATTTACATAAAATGCATAGGTATTTCCGGCTGTCGCATTTATTCTTGCATTTCCTGAAACGTCTAAATTGTAGCCGGGAGTTGTTGTATTTATTCCAATAGCCGAACCTGCATCCCACATTGCACTATTGCCCAGGGTCTTCGTTCCTGTAAACTTGGGAACATAGTTAGTCGTTCCGCTTCCTGTTATACCTGATGCAGCTAATGTAGCCACACTATCAATTCCCTTCTGCACTCTCGCCCTTGTAGCCATCGCAGCAGTATCCACAAGGAACGCCTGACCGCTCTTTGTCAAGCCATACCCCGCATGACGAACGTAGTTGGTCAGCATTGATGATGTGTCGGAGATATTGACCTTTAAGTTGATACGGTTGCTCAAGAAAACAGTGTCGGACTCTTTAAGGTAAGGTGCCAACATAGATGCCGTATCAGAAATATTGACCTTTAGATTTATCCTATTACTCAAGAACACCGTGTCACTCTCTTTGAGATAAGGAGCCAACATGGATGCCGTATCAGAGATATTGACCTTCAGATTGATCCTATTCGACAATGTCGCAGTATCAGACCTGCGCAGATACTTTGTAAGCATCGCAGTAGTGTCAGCCTTGCGCAGATAAGGCAGCAGCATGGAGGCAGTGTCCCCCGAAGATATTGCCGTGCCACCGGTTCCCGCCATCTCGGCCCACTTACTCCCAACACTATCCCAATACACAAATTTGTTCTTCTGCACGGAAAATATCAGCAGACCGTTGCGCTTGTTGCCTGAGACCAAGGCAGTATCGACAACCATAGGAGGCATCATGCCACGGATGGCTCCGTAGCGAGGGCCGATGGAGAAATAGGCCGCTGTGTCAGTCACTGTGTTACGCCCGGCACTCATGCGATTTGCAAAAGTGTAGTCAGGCACTGGGTTGACTTGTTGAGCAGATGCACTCAACCCAAAAGCTACTAAAATGACAAAGAGTATATTTTTCATTTGCTTCATTTGCTTATCACGTTAATAATCTCCCCAGCCTCCAAAGGTAACTGGAAGTAAATTTTTTGCCCTTGCTCATATACCACACACTCATTGAATGGCACGGAGCCTACTTGTGGTATCTTGTCAATGTCTGCCTGACCAGCCACTGACTCGCTAAAACTGCTGATGGTCAAAGGCTCTTGCAGATATGTCTGGATGGTGGAAGGTATGGCGTTGAGATTGTCAAAGTCATACGATGCGGCAAGTGCCGGCAAAGATGGTTGTGCCGTGTCGCTCTGCTGCTCCAGTACGATGTAATTCACGCCGCTGATTGTCGTGTAATACCCATTCTTCCACCTCTCTTTGCCCACTAAATTTGTCAGCGTGGTTGTCGTGTCATCTACGACTATCTCAAGCTCATTAGTGCTTTGTGCCGTGGTCGTCACTGATACGCCCCATGTCTGCGCATTTACAGCCGCTACAAGGCCGTCACGCACATCTGTGGCAGTATCACCTGCCTGAGAGGTATAAACGGCCAGTATGGCGCCAAAGTAAAGCGTGTAGGTGTATCCTAAAGAAGGAGATGGCCCGACACGAAAAACATATGTCCGGTCAGTATCGCCTAACACCTCTGATATCTCAATCAAATACGTGCCCGGAGGCCTGACCACCTGACGCACACCGTACCACTGATAGGCCACAATGTCTTTCTCCTCCGGTGCTGTGTTGAAAGTATCGCTGTGCTTCACGCCGATGCCGTTACGATCGACCACCATGACATCATCTGCCACGATGCCGGTGGTGTCAACGTAAGCCTGAGCCTGAGGCACTATGTATGTCTTTACTGTAATCATCAGTCAACGTAAATCACTAAAATATATTCTGTCGCTCCAAGGCTCATCCCGAACTCTATGCTACCGGTAGAGCTGTCAAATTTACACTGGCTGCCGGTCGGTGTGCCGGCCGTGATGACTTGTAAGCCTATGCCGTTACGCCTTATGTCAAGCACATCCACCCCTATCAGCGCAGCATTGCTGATGGTGCTCTCGCCACCGCTGGCCGTATAGTCATAGCTGTCCACATCCGTTAATGGGTCATTCACCGGTGTTTGGTTGAATGATGGGTCTCCTGACATTGTCAGCGTGAAGCTGTAAGTCGCAAACTGTCCCACACTGCCGGAGACTGATACTTCATCAATCAAGCATGGGACATCATAGCTTTTCTGATTGCCTTGTGGGTCAGTGATGCTGTATCTGGTCAGTACAATGATATGGTCAGTCTGAAAGTTGAGCAGGTCAAAGATTGAGTATTTGCCACTGCCAGCGTCAATCTTCACAATGCCGCTGCCGGTGATGGTGCCACTTGTCCGGCCATAGATATAGCTTCTCCACTTGCCGGTGGTATATGGTGCCAGCTCTATCTTGTCAGTGGTCTGCGTGATAGTCACATCTTTAGCACAAGCAAAGGGATAGTAAGATGTCCCCAGCTTGGCATAAAAGACCACATTTTCACCCTTTACCGGATCGGCCATGTCGTGTATTTATTCGTAGTAATAGTCAAAGGTATGAACGTCTGTGTCACCCGGCTCATTGTCCTCTACTGTCGTGTCAAACACCTCCATGAGCGTAGCATTCCAGGTGCAGCTCATAAAGTCTATCTGCTTCAGATTTGCGATGGCAAATATCTTGTTAGGTGCATCATCCACAAATTTGATTGTGTTTATAAGCCCAATGGGATATACCACATCTGTGATATCTGTCCACTTTAAGCCAAACATATTGACATCAAGCTTTGTCTTGTAGCTTCTGTTCATGTACCACCTCGCCAGTGCGTTCTGACGCTTGAAGGTTAACCGCTCTGATGTAGCTACGTCACCATTGAAGTCAGTACGCCTGAACCACTGGTCACCGGTCAGCGTGATGCCATCGTCTTCAAGGATTGCGCCCTTGTGGTTCTGTGTCTGCGCATCGTCAAGATATACTGTGTCAGTTTGAGTCTTTACAACATTGTTCTCAATGGTGTATCGATCGTAGTCGCCTTTGATGACCCTATTTCTTTGAAGTGATATTGAATTAGTTATTTCTATTGTCAGGTCGCTAAAATGAACCTCCATATAATCTTGAACCGTGTCGAACCAAAAATTAAAAGAGTTTACCAATGTAAACTCAACATATCCATCAATCGGAGCGCCATTTTTTGCACCAATCGACAAGTTACTCCATTCATTAGACAAAAAACCGCTGCCAACCGGATATAATACTTTATGCCCAGTATCAGCCCCCGGGATTAAAGGTTTCCACTTATCGGTAAACCAATCTAAATAATAAGTTTCAATACCATTCTTCAAAAATATTCTTGCATAAGTTAATGGCTGGTTTCGTTCTATGTTTTGCCATAATCTGAAATTGACAGAATAACTCAAAATGTCATTCCATTTAATATAAAATACAGAACTAAATGCCTCTGAACCATTTACGCCTAATGCACCAGGTGGTATAGAAACACCTGATCCACCTATGTATAAATAGTTATTTCTTAACCCTTGCGCATTATACTCAACTCTCCTTCCATAAGGAACACCTGTATGGAGCGAACCTCTCGTATGTACCGTATTGTTTTGAAAGTAATACAGTAGCCAATTATTTACGGTGTAATTATCATAGTTGATACTAATACTACTACCAGCCCCATCGGTCTCTGTTTTTGTACCACTATTTACATATTCACCGTACTCAAATGACTGGTTACTAATAAGCTGATTGTGAGGCACCCAGTCAAAATTCACCTGGCTATATTTGCTCGGCTTTACCACCGTCTTCAACATCTCAGGTGCTATCGGCTTCACATCCTCCTGCACTCCTACCTCTATGTCGTATCGCTTGTTAACTGCCTGGCGATTGCCGACAGTTGGCCGGTTGGTGTTGAAGCCTATTAGGTTGCCATCAGTAAACATCTCCGGGATGCGGAGAATGACCCATTGCGCGTCATACTGAAACAGTGTCTGGTTCCATGCCCGATTGATTTTCTCAATGACCGTGTAAGCATTGTCGAACTGCCCAGGTGCTTGCTCAAATGTCCTCGCGTCAATAAGACACTGGTCTATGCCGGTCTGATTTGATGCCGATGACATTGAAGTGTGCAGCAGGTTGGAATATATGCGCGCACGGAAAAATGATAAAGGACCATCGGTGGCATATTGTATAAAATCATACGGTGTGTAAGTACCGATAAGCGCCGCACCATTGCCATCATTCAGCTGCTGTGTCTGCAGTCTGCCGAAACCTTCATCTGCACGGAGTGTGAGGATGTGGTTCGTGCTTATCCATGTCTCCTCTATATCCTCCTGGGACAATATGCCGTACCAGTACGCACCGAAGCCCCCAAAGTCAAACCTTACAGTGATGTCACTATCATTGTCTGTTAGGAAGTCTTCAAGCTTTACACCCCCGGCAGATGCAAGCACCTGAATGGTGGCCTGCTGTGGCCGCATGGGCTTAAATAGATCGTCATCGGTATTGTACTCACCCAAAACAAACGGCTGTGGGCCTCCGAACAGTTCCACGGGTGCACCGTTGTAATCTTCAAAGATGAAACTGACTGCACAGATATCATCCTGCACATTCTTGAACTGCATGAAAAATTTTACTGCCGCCATTACCCCACTCTATTTATGCGTGCGTTCTGTGTATTGAGCACCCCGACAAGGTCTGACCCTCTTTGAGTAAATACCACCTGACCGGCTAGCTGTAAGCCACCCCCAAAGCCTGACACACCGCCAAAAGTCGGAGCTGCTGCACGGCCAATGTTAAGGCCGCCCCCGCCGGCACCGGTAAAGTTCAGTGCGCCTTTGAAGGCTGTGCCGAAAGAGATAGTACCACCAGATGCGGCAGAGATAACAAGCGCAAAGGCTGCCGCTTTTAGCGTAGCCTTTATGAGGTCAATGACAAGCTGCTTGATGCTTCTGCCAAGTGCCTTGATGGCAGACTCGCCATTCTCAATGGCATTAAATACGCTGTCAATGGCCGGAGATACAAAAGCAGCAAACGCCTCACCGGCTTGCAGCCCGGCAAGTTTAAGCTGGTTGACATTGTCAATGGCCTTCTGGATGCTTTCAGGTGGTATGATGTTAAAATCACGGCCAAGCCTTCCGCTTGATGTCTTTAGCGCCTCCTCAAATGTCTTTAGTGGTGTCTGCAGGCTGTCAAGTATGCCTTTCGACAATGCCGGGAAAGTCTTGTCGGTTTCAACGGTCTGCACCTGGCCAGCTTCAGCAAGCAACAGCTTGAGCCTCTCTGCCCTTGCTGCATTCTCTTTTGTAATGGCCGCTGTCTTTGCATTTATCTGCTTGGTTGCCGCTGCATCCGCTGCCGCCTGCTTCGCCGTTGCATCATTCACCGCCGTAACCGGTGCGACAATCTTATTGTACTGATTGATGCTGTTGCTGATCGCAGTGTTAAGCTCCTTTGTCCTTGCCTCAAGGTCTTTGACCACCTTTGCCTGGGCATTGAACGCCTGCTCTGCTGCGATTATATCGCGTGTGTCAACAGTGGCAGCAGCACCGACTATCCGCACCGGTGCTCTGCGCGCATCGTCAAGCCTTTCCTTGAGCTTTGCAAGTAAATTGACCTGCTTGTTAAGCTCAACATTTGCAGCGCCTATCTCACTCTCAAAGCCCTTTGTGATGGCACTCTGAATGGTGGCTTGCGTGTAGTTGCTGACAGCTGTGGTCAGTTCACCAAGCTTTCCCTTTTCTATGTCGATATTGCCGAAATAGGTTTTGCTGATAGACTGCAAGTCTTTCAGCGCTTGGTTGCGCTCATTATAAGTGCGCGTTTGGTCTTGGACAATGGCGGCAAGCGCGTTGACCCTTGATATCTCGCCCTGCGCACTGCCAGATGCCTGACTTTGTATGTCGGCCGTATCTCTTAACTGCTGATTGAATTTTTCGTAGCTCTTCGCGGCCTCTGCTGTCTGCTTTACTAAAGCATCCTGCCGGCCAAATATTGCATTGATGGCATTCCCCAGGCTGCCATATCTCTGCACAGCCACCGTGATGGCAGAGCTTACAAGTGAGAAGCCGAGCAACAGACCGCCGGGGCCGATGAGTGAAGCACCCAGCGCCTTTAACGTACCACCAAGACCGCCGGATGTCCGGCCAAGGCCTTGCAATGACTGCACAAGTGGCTCAATGTTATTTGCGATGGCTATGAATCCGAACGGAGCATCTGACGCAACCCGGCCAAGGTTGGAGAGTGCGAGCGTGGCCTGACCGGATGAGCTTACTGTCTTCTTTACATTCTTGTCAAAGTTTTCAACAGCAACAGTTGCCCTTTGCAGACCAGTCTCAAGGCCTTTAGTATCTGCACCTATATTTATTTGAAGCTGGTCGCTCATTCGCTATCCTTTGACCGCAATTTACGAAACATCTCGGCGATGTCTTCCTCACTTGGCCCAGCGACCTCATCACCTGGCAGCTTCCACAAGTCCTCAGGTGTGGCCGGTGCCTTCTTCGGGTCACCCCACATGCGCGCCATCATGTACATGATAAGCCTTGTATTCTTGTAGTCATGTACCATGCGCTCTTCGTAGCCTCTGATGATTAGCATCACCTCGCGAAAAGTGAGTGATGCGTAATCAGTCCGCCCTATCTCACCGGTGACATGTGCCTCTAACTTGTCCCACCCTTCTTCTGTCGAGAGGTCGAACTTTTTTTTTCTGCTTTGTCATCAATCGAAGTAGCTCCGGCGACAAGCTTGGAAGAGTAAAGGCACTTGACAATGTCTGTGAAAATTTCAGGCTTGCTTATGTTATCATCGACAAACTCAACGACATCCTCAAATGTAAAGTCCGGGTCTTCTTGCTTGATGTAGCAGTTATTGAACAGTCCCCAATACACTATGACCGGGATGAGTGCCAGGTCAAGCGTCTCACCAAGCGCTTTGCCGTTCTTTTCACTGTAAAGTGTTATTTGCCTAATTGCAATAGTGCCGAACTTAAGACCGCGCTTGCGGCCAAGTATATCGGCTTGCATGTAACCGTTAGTCATTGTGTGTGAAATTAAAAAGCCCCGGCAGGGTGCGCAGTTCTGCGAGATGCGTGCCGGGGACTGTTAAAGGTTAGGCAGTGATATCAAGAGTGCCAGTGCTCTGGATGGTGCCGGAGAAATTGATATACGAACCACCAGCAGCATCTTGGTTCAGCGTCAGATCAGTGAAAAACGCATCGCACTGATGGTAGTACAACGTTCCAACAGATGCACCGGTGACGGTGGGATTCTGGAAGCGAACTTTCACTTGAGTCTTGTTCACGATAGCTGCCAGGCAATCCTCATATGTCGCTTGTGAAGCGCCCGGAGATACCTCGCAGATAGCATCGAAAGAGAACGTGAAGCCAGGCTCCCCGATAGATGTGAGCTTGCCACAGTTGGTCTCTTCTTCAGTGACTGATACGGTCGTGTTAACGGAAGAGGTACGCAGACACACCAGCGTTTTATAAGTGCTGGTAGGCGAGAAATCTATTTCAATGTTCTGGACTGATCCAGCTATTCCTTGGGCCATGTTTACTTATTTTTGGATTGTACTTTGAGATAAAATTAAGATTTTTCGCAGAATGAAGTATGAGCCATCAGGCTCAACAAGATAGTTGACGCTGCTAACGGTCGGATTCAAGAATTGAAAGTCTGTATCTTCTTGCTGCGAGTAAGGATAAGGCAGCAATGTGTTAAGCAATTCCTGACCAATGCCGTCCACTGTATCGTAGTCAATCTTCTTGTATTGCTTGACCACAATGTCAAGCGTTACAGAGCCATCAAAGATGAACGCATTGTTGTTGCCCACCTGGGCATATGTCATGGCATTGATATACACATACCGTTCAGGTGTGGTCTCAATGGGCAAAGCATCGTACACAGTGACGCTCTTGCCATCGTATGTCAAGTTCGCCAGTGCCGCCGCATAAAGTTTGCGCAATGATTTGCCTGGATTCTTCATCTTTTTCTGTTCACTACTGCTCTGATGTTTGCCACCAATTTACTCCGCTCTGCCACAAATGCCGGCCAAAGGTACGGCTGTGGTGCGATACCTTCCCGGTAGATCTTGCGTGCTATGTTGTAAGCGTGATTCTTGTCACCCTTCTTGATGATTTTCTTCTTTGTTCCCCACAGATATATGGATTCAATGAAGGCTTTGAAGTTGCCACGCGATGATCTGCCCTGAGTGTTCTTTGCCACACCTTCCAGCTCTGTTGGCACTTTAACTTTACCCCTTGTGCCGAACTCTACATATGGTGCATACCAGGCAGATGCGAAAAGACTGTACCTCAATTTTGACTCCTTTCGATTGCCGATGCTGTTACGCAGTTGGCCAAAGTTTGCAGGAGCTGCACGCTTTGCATCACGATCCATCTTATTAAGCGATGCCTGAAGTTCCGCATCAACCTCTGCGCTGATCTCATTCTCAACCTTTGCTAACTGATTGAGCACCTTCTGAACTCCTGACAGCTTTAGATTCATATCGGCACTCTTCTGCTATATTGCGTTGCCAACATCGGAAAGTCTACGAGATTCGCCCCTTCATTTGACAAGTCTATGCCTCTATTCTGATAGGTATAGGCCGTGATGGCAAGGATATCATTCTTTGCATCTTCCGGGATGGTAGTGAAACCATAGGTCAAATAAATGTCATAGATCCCGCTGGCATACACGCGTAGCTGTGATCCCGCAAGATCGTAATCTTTGCAATCAGCTTCGTTATATCCATTGACTGATTGCAGTGACTGCACCGGCCCCGGCAGCTCGTACCATTCACCAGCGGTCATCTCTATTGTGATTCTGATATATCGCGTCCCATAAGCCTTGCCGGTATAATTCTCCAGCCATATCCTGGCATTCTTGATAAGTGACTCAATGAGCGAGTCATCATCGGTGAAGTTGACCTTCATGTAGGCCTTTGCCGTTGCCACGCTGACCGGCTCGGTCGTGTAGTCTTGCAGTACCTCTGTATCTAAAAGCAGGTTCATATTCGTCTTTTGTAATCATCAATTGATGACTGCATAAAGGTACGAAGTTCTGCAAGCTTCGCCTGCGGGTCAAGCTCACGGCTCCGCTTCTTGGCGGCATTGCTCCACTTCTCGTAAAGCTTCGGCTTGTCAAGCTCATTGATTTTGTCAACCCATGCGCTTACATCGTCACGGTCAAGATAGATGCCGGCCTTTCCGCAGTTCTCGCGAAGACCAGGAGTGCCGGATGAGATTACCGGGATGCCTGAACACATGGCCTCCGTTGCTGTTCGCCCCCAGCTCTCATACTTGCTCGGCATGATAAGTATGCGAGTCTGCCGATAAATCTCTTTGATGTTGTTCGTCTTTGGCAGAACGGTCACGTTAGGTGGTTGGTTCACATGCTGGCCAATGTCTGCCGGTTCGGAATAGCTACCCATCACACCAATGAACTTTTTATGTGGCATCGCCTCCGCTATCTGCCGGAGGATGTGGCCGCCCTTGTTTTGGTCAAGATTG